GTGATAATATCACCTGTTCGGTTTATAACCGAGCATAAGTTTGGCGGTCAAAACTTCGCGTCGAAGACACGAGTTTTGTCAAAATGGCAATCCGGGTTCCGGAGGACATTAATTTCGGAGTTGAATCTCAACCCGGAGATAGCACGTATGGTCGCATCGCGGCCGCGTTCAAAGGTTATTCAGTTACTGAAGAACTTAGACTCTGTCATCGACAGTTTTATCATGTTTAAACCTGAAATCTTCAGGCGTTCACATGTTGATCACAAAGGCCTTATCAAGGCTTTGCGTAACACGCTGACTGTTTCCCTATTTTCAATAGAGAATCAGATCGCGCACTGGAAGGATTTTACAAATCACTTCTTCACTCTGGTATCCAGAGCTAGCGTCGAAGAACAGATTGATCTTCGAAATAACTGTTATAAGTTCCTTATAGACAGTACTGTATTCAAGGATATCCTTACCAAGGAAACCTTAAGTACGAAAGAGTGGACGAGCGTCGCTCATCTCATTTCAACTCGCCATTTATCAAATGGTGGGGAAGCTGCGAAACGAAAATCGATTCGCACATTCAAGGACACTGTTACAGAGCCCTTTACTGTCAATCAGTATCATACTGATAGACTTTTCTCTTGTAGTCGTCGACTAGCAAGAATATGTCAATCTCTTCGAGGTGACAGTAAATTGACAGGAGGTCACACCTCCCTCAACTCAGCGGGTACATTAGATGTACCTACAAGCCGAGGCGGCAGAGCCGCTGACGCATTAATAGATCTCAAAGAGTTCTTGAACTTCAAACCAGAATCTGGTGAGAAAATGGATTTCCCGTGGGGATCCCAATACTTTCCGCCGAACGTTGAACGGTGGACTGCATGGACTCGTCTCGAAGAGACTGGTCCGTTCCTATCCCGAAGTATCTTCGAAAGGATAGATAGATCTGCTGCACTCAAAGGGTGCAACAAGTTTACCGGTGAAATGATTTTCACTGTAGCGTACCTAAAGTATTTAGAGTACAAGAAGAATGGGAACCCCATTCCGATCAGACAGGCCACTGTTAGTGAGCCTGGCGGCAAGTCCCGTATAATAACAACGGGACCGTGGTGGTTAGCTGTGATACAGCAACCGCTAACGCATGCGCTCAAAGATGTACTGTCAGTACATCCGTCTGCGCATTCGTGTTTACTCCGTGCCGATCAGGCATGGCAGTCATTAAACGTTTGGCAAACATCTAAGTTTGAGTCTCTCCTTCCAGGAGAGGCTGTATTAAGCAGTGACCTCAAAGAGGCCACTGATGCTATTCCTCACAAAGTGGGGAAGACGCTTCTCTTAGGGTTCCTAAGAGAGTATCCAGAGTATAAACACTGGGAATGGTTAACAGATCTTATCTGTGAACGACAAGTCTTCACTGAAGACTTTGATGTATTCACCTTAACAAGGGGAATAATGATGGGAGAGCCTTTATCAAAGGTCTGCCTTATCCTCCTCGGCCTCGCCGTGGAAGAACTCGCTTTTAGCGACCACTATCAGTTGTCGCTGAAAAGGAAATATACGCCCAGCCAGATTGACCGGGTGTACCATCTCGGAGGTGATGATCATCTCTGTAAAGGTCCTGTTGAGTATCTCAACAAGATTACGGAGAACCATAAGATTTATGGTTCTAAGATTTCTAAGACCAAGCATCGAATCTCGACGCGAGCTGTGTGTTACACAGAGAAAGTCTTAGTCTTTCAGAATCGTATCCTGAATTTGACTCCGAAGGAGGTCAATAAACGGATCGATGATTCAATCTTTATTGATTCAATAAAGATTAGACTACTGTCGCCTTTTACAAAGGCAACTGACACTATGAACGACAAGAATGTCGCCATAGGAAAATGTGTTGGCCTCGCCAATACATTCCAATGGTTCGGGGACCGAACCTTACAGAGAACTGTTTTCAACAGGGCTCTTTATCGATTCCGCCACTACGTGGCGGGACCACACCATCGGACGTTGTCCGCTGTTCAAGCGCTCCCAATGAGATTGGGAGGTCTTGGACTAACCCTAGATAATTCTTATCTGGAGAAGTTGCC